AAGATCAGGCAACTGATAGACAGAGGATGCCTTCAACAGTTTCTGCAGTTGCACACTCTCCAGTTGGAAGCACACATCTTGACTCGGAAGAGAAATGGGTTTCTCAGGGGGAGTGATGATGACCTCAGGATCGGCAAAGGCAAACTTGACCTTGGTGGTCTTGCCTTCACGAATGATCATGTAGGAATCATGCTTCAGGTCGATGTCAGGGTCATTCATAAGACCAACACCGTTCAGGAACTGAGGCAAGTCATAGATGCCAAAGTCCTTTTCAAAGTTTTCATCAACCTCTGCTTCTGCGAGGATGTTCTTCATCACCGAGATGGTGCGAAGTTTGGTGCCCTTCTTGACCAGAATCGACTGGTTAATAGAAGAGAAGTTCTCAAGCAGGTCGATTGTTTTATCAGAAAGTTTCATATCCACGCTCAATGGTCTCCTTGTCTAGTCCGTTAAAGTGATAAAGAAGAACAGCATAATGAATGATCTTCTTGATGTCCATTCTAGCAGATCCCTTCTTGTCGTAACGAGAGGCATACTTAAGAATGTTGCTGCGACAGAATGCTGCAGCGTCACCAACAGATTCAATCAGATCCAGAGTCTGAGTTCCGTTGGCGGAGTTGTAGTGAGCACGATAGGTGTCACTAACATAATCCTTCACTTCTTGAAGGATCTTGTCTTCATTGTATTTGTACACAGATTTATTTTTAGGTTTTTGTTTAAGATCCTCTTGCACATCTACTGGCCATACAAAACCATCAGCAGTGATTTCTACATTACCAGTTGGAGGTTCAGGAGTATATTCAAAACCTCCATTTGCGCTTACCCAATCAAGATCACTCATGTTTAGTTCATCGTATAGTAAAGCCCATGCGTTCATTGTACCACTTCTTCCTCGGTTTGTCCAGAGAAATCGACATCGGCGTCAACCTTGTCGTAGAGATCCAAGAAGGCACTCTTAGTTTCATCATCGAAACGATTCAGGCACACCTCAATTGCTTTCTGCTTATCATTCCAGATAGCATAGGCACGGATAATGTGAACGAGACGACGAGTAGAGATAACCTCATCAACACCACCATCGAAGAAAGTCTTACGGATGATGTCTGCCCAGTCTACAAGACGCTGACAGAAGGCAGAGTCGTCTGCCTGCAGAGATACAGCAGTCTTATAGATGATCTTGAACTCAGTAGCAGCGTTAGGATAACCCTGCTCAAAGGTCACAGGGAAACGCTCAAGGAATGCTTCGTTCAAAACATTGGTGCCGATGAAACGACCATCCTCAGAACCTTTGCCTTTGGTGTTAGCAGTGGCAATCACATTGAAACCAGGAGCGGGTTTGATATACTTGCCAATCTTTTTCAGGAAGACGCCCTTGCCCTCCAGGATGGATTGCAGACACAGGATCTTGTTAGATGCCAGGTCAATCTCATCTAGAAGCAGCACAGCTCCCCGTTCCAGAGCTTCGATGACTGGACCATTATGCCAAACAGTGTCACCGTTAACCAAACGGAACCCACCAATAAGATCATCCTCGTCGGTTTCAATGGTGATGTTGACACGAATAAGCTCTTTATTTAGAGCAGCACATGCCTGTTCAACTGATACGGTCTTACCGTTACCAGAGAGACCAGTGATGAAGCAAGGGTAGAAGATGCCAGACTTGATGATCTTCTTTACATCAGCAAAGTTGCCGAAAGGAACATAGTTAGAATCCTTTGTTGGAATCAGGTTGTGCTCAACAGCAGGCATTGAATAGTTTTGCTCAAGACGCTCTGCAACAGTCAGGTCCCAGGTGCCACGCTTGACTTTGTACTGCTCAAGTTTTTTGGTCACAGTGGGATAGGACATACCATTCATTGCACAGTATGCACGGACATCACCAGCAGTGATGTGATCACCGTAAGTGTCGCGGAGAGTATTGGTCAGTTCTTCAGTGGACAAGCGGGACATTTGATTTCCTTTGGTATGTATACATTATAGAGGAAGACCAGGGATCAGACGACCCCTGGTGGACAGTTCACTAAGCGACCAGTGCTACGAATTCATTCAGCACACGCTTGTTCATCTTCTTAGATCCAAGAGACTTCTTGAATGCATTACGAATCTGAGTCTTGGTAGCATCTACTTTCACTTCAAACTCAGTACTATTATCGAGAGCAGAATCTGCCAGTACAAAGTATGAATCATATCCAACATCTTTGATGGTGAATGTTTTTTCTTTCCGCCAAGAGATACGAGCTTTCTCTTTGGCATCATAAGAATTGACATACTGATTCAGCATACTATTGCAACCAGTTCCAGAAGAGATAATACGGAATCCAATAACATTGATACCAGGGAAAGATGCCTTGAGATCATCCAAGAGAGTTTTAGTAAACTCACTATAGTAAGGACTCAGACGACGGATTTCACCAGTCTTACGATTACGGAGGAAAGTGTTATCAGTAATCCGACGATTACGAATATTATCTTCCTCTTCCCACTGACGACGCAACCTTACGGTACGAGAAGGAACTTGTGCCTCGCCATCAGTCAGAACAACACAGTTGACTTTCTCAACACCATTCCTCTTTTTAAAATCAGGAAGGATCTCATGGAGAGAAATGATTGCCTCATTCAAAGGAGTGCCAGACAAATACAGCAGGGGAGGAGTCATTCCAAGATGATCACGGAATGAAGATGCAAGTTTCCAGATGTTCTTCATGTGCTGCTCTGCTGTAGCATTGTTGACTTTACTAGTCAGCAAATTCAGCATAGAGAAATCATCAGCAACATGAATAGTGTCCTCTACCTTATCAATTGGATTGAGACGACATGACTTGTAGTTCCACTCACTAGTGAAGGCATAGACATCATAAGGAATACCAACCTTCCTGCAGAACCAGATGAGATTGTACAGTTGCTTGAGAGTGGACATCAGGACATCTGCCATTGATCCAGACCAGTCAAGGACAAAAACTAGTCCATGATTTTTTCCCTCTGGGAGGACTGTGACTTTCTTAAAAAGGTCTTCGTTGTATTTGTAGGTATGGAGCTTGCTGCAATCAAGCACTCCAGTGCGAGAGACAGAAGCACGAGAATAAGCAGCAGCAGACTTTCTGCACTCAAACTCTTTGACGAGGTAATTGACTTCTTTTGCTGCATCTTTCTTGAACTTAAGATAATCAGTTTCTACATGTGCGATACGCTCCTTGTACCAGTGAACAACATCTTCATTCGCAAGACGATCATAGTAATCCTTCCAAGCACCTTCTGCATAGTCATGAATCTCAGTAGCAGGAATAACTACATGCTTCAAACTAATCTTAGGAACACTAACATAAGCAAGGTCCAGATCTTCTGACTGTGCCATCTGCTTGAGTTTGTTCTCTAGAGATTCCGCAGTGCGGGTCTCGTTATCATCACGCTTACCCTGAGCACCACCATCCTCTTCCTTGGGAGACTCTGGGTTGTTTTGCTGCTCAGATTCTTCGCCATCGTTACCTTCGTTTTCACCATCATCACCTACCTGAGGTGGGACAGATTCTTTCTTATCCTGTTCAGTAGAACCACCCTGAGATGGAGTAGGAACCTGCTGTGCTTCAGGAACCTCATACTCTTGCTTGATCAGATCGTTCATGAGACGAGCTGCTTCCAGTGCATCATCAAAGGATTCTGCCTTGTCAACAGCATCAACGATACCCTGCTCAACAGCAGAGAAGTTGATTTTCACACGAGACCCAAGTTTAAAGTACAGATTGATCCTGTCAGGGAAAGAGAAGGTATCAAGATCCTCGTCAGCAAGGTCAAAGAAATCTTCATCGTGGAGATCACTGTATCCGCGATAGAAAGACTTGGAGAGACCAGCATACTTACGCTTCATCAGTTTCTCAATGCGAGCATCCTCAGTGATGTTCACAAAGTTCTGGGGAACACCTCTCCACCTATCTTCCTTTGACCAGTCTCTAGGGTCTGTGAACAGGGCATGACCGACCTCGTGAGCGACCAGGAGATCATAGACATCAATAGACCTGAACTTCCAGATAGGAAGCGTCAGCACACGACGAACCACATCAAACTGAGCAGTCTCAACAGCACGGTGCTCGATGATCAGGTTCTCGGTAGCGAGCAGTTTAGCAAGTTTACCTTTGACCTCGTGCAGCATGGTTCCCTCTCTTGTATGCACCTATTATAAAACCCCTGATGGTCGTCAGAGGTCATAGTGTGCCAGATTTATAACTGTCCTATTGGAGTTTAATATTAAGGTATTTTCTATCAGGTAATCGCGCAGGATTTATGTGTCCCTCAGGAAAAGTATTTCCAGCAATAGAATATCTATCATTCTTTTCTTGTGGTTCTACTTGATGAGTAACCCAACTAGGAAAGAATAAAATAGATCCAACTGGTATACTCACCCCTGGTTCAAATCCAACAGAAGTATTATTATTTTCTCCCAATTGCATCCAAGGAGACTCTGCATGGTGATCAAAAAAGTGAGTTGCAGATCCTTCAGTTAAGTAATGAATGAAACTCCACCATGACATTGGGTGATTGTGTCTAGCACTATATCTTCCAGCAGTTGACTTGTTAGCCCACATTGTAAAGATAGAAAGTTTATCACAAGATAAATTTTGTTTCTCCTTTATCTTAAAGATTTGTTCATTCAAATAATCAATATAAAAATCTAATTCTGGAAGTTCATG